GTTTCCCAGTCACGATCGAGTGGGGTAGCATCACTGTCCAAGTCATCGTTTAGAATCTCGACATCTAAAATTACCGCATTAGAAGGAATCGGACCAAATAGCATCAAGTCGTTTGCCTCGTCAATACTAGTTGTTGCAATCGCATCTTGATCAATCAAGACGTCTAATTGCCCGGCTTTCTTATCCAATGCTGTAATAGGAGAAGCTTCGATATTGGTAACGTTTTCTGATTTTACTGTACTTGCAACCATAATCTATCTCCTATTGATATAAGATGTCAACAACTCTCGCTTCTTCCATCCGAACCGCACCATACATCATGTAGGTGGAGATCTGGTGGGCGAAGTTCAAGTCAACACGTTCACCGACTTTGACCATCATATCGTGGGCCATCGCGATCTTTACGACATCTTCGGTACACAGAAGTGCCCTAAATGTTGTCCCAGACGTCTCATCTGGAATACGCTGTGTACGAACAATATTAACACCTCGGAATTGAGGAAGCTTACCGTCAGCCAATACCTTAGTTGCTTGGAAGTCAAATGAGGTGAATTGGTTAGATGTATCTCCTAAGAGATCTTCTACACCGCGTGCACCGACTAAGAGGTAGAGTTTTTCTACATCTACGTCAACTTCAGCAGCTTCCAAGATACGTAATGCTTGGTTAAACTTCGCAACCGTAAGTCCGGCTGATCCATGGGCGATCTGGTTATTAGAGGTATCGAAGGCTTGAGACCCTGATCCATCTTTACCCGTCGATGCGGTTCCTAGGATAGCGTCAATTACGACTCTGTCATATTGCTTACCATGCGCATTTGCTAGTTTTTTGGCATAATCACTAGTGGGATCAATTAATAACTTAAACTTATCTAGGTCATCCAAATAAGTAGAAGCTTCGTATCGTTTTACCGTCGCCATGCGTCTGGAGTGTGCAGGATCTTGCAGATTAGTTTCTGCTAGACGTCCGACAACTTCAGAAGCGGTAAAATTCCCTAGACGTTCGAAGAAGTGTTTTTCACCCTTCGCCATCTCAACAGGAAAAACCTTGCGAAGCTTAGAGCCTTGCTGTTCCAATAGAAGATGGATATTGTCAGAGAACTGGCTAATAAACGATTGATCGATTGTTGCAGCCATGTTTTTCTCCTTTTATTAACATGTGAAACATTCTTCGATTGCTTGTCCCTTTCGGGGGCTTTCTAATCGTAACGTGATTTACTCGGCGGCTAGATTGGCCGGGCTGCCGCAGTGCTTGTCGGCCCTATCCTGTTTCATAACGTAGTTGATGAAGCTTCTGCATCTCATCTACCGCACTCTCGTGTCCGGGATGTGTAGGGCTCATATAAGCTTCCATGAACTCTCTACTACGTTTCAAATTACCTATTGCTGTCTTTGCTTGTTCGGGTGTCATAGCGAATCCTGGGTTATTAGAATCAACGATTGGGGCAGAGCTTTCTGTCATATCGTCATAAATCTTACTAAATGTTTTGATCATCCGAACATCATTACCGAGGCCGGACTCATTAAGATAGGCTACAAATTCGTCGCCACCGAAAGATTTAGCAGCCGCCTTTGCCCCTCGGAGTTTGTCATCATACTGGCCTCCCCAGTCTTGCTTAAGTTGCTGTTCGGCCGCTTGTTGTACTTGTGATACTTGGGCCTGGTGAGCGGAGTATTGCTGTGTGACCTTCGACTTATAAGCATCCATAAGCTTATTAGCTTGGTTCTGTGTGAGGTTTAGGCCATGAGCAGTTTCCCGATACCAGTCGATATCTTCTTGCGTTCCCCATTCGATAGGCGGTAGCTCATAATCGTCACGGCTCTCAGGCGCCCCGAGTTTTTGGGCATAAACCTTTTCGATCTCTTCGGACCCTAATTCATTAACCTTTTTTCCCAGTAGACCTTGCGCATGTACATAACTCTTAGCCAAAGACTCCACGTCCTTAAATTGCTGTAGGCTCTGGTTACTCCGTAGATCCTCAGGGAGGGTTTCTACAAAGCTAGGTGGTGTAGGTGCTTGGACTTCCGCAGTTGGCGCAGGTGCGGCTTCTGGAGCCACAGGGGCTTCAGCTACCGGAGCTTCTACGGGTGCCTCTGTATTGGTAGGAATATCAGACATTCGTTTCTCCATTAATCAATTGTTCCACGCTATCTACATCTTTGAGTTTCATCATATTTAAGATATAGAGAGCAACCCTACGCATTCCCTCATAATACGCGGTAGAATGCGGATCCCCAGCTACATATGTGGGGTCATGGTATTTACACAGTCTCAGAAGATCTTTTAAGACTTCTTTACCATTGGCTGTTTTAAATACCGATTTGTATAATTTTCCCTTCTTAAGATTCATCATTGGTAGGTATGACTCCTGATTTTGCTAAATTAGCGACTTGTTCAGCTCCTTGGACTGCTAGGGCTATTTGCTGCTGTTGTTGAGCTTGTTGCTGCTGAGCTTGCTGTATCTGCTGCATTTCTAACCTAGATCTAAGGATATTTGACGGTACGCCATTAATATCTGCCACTAGCCTAAACGCCTCATCCATATCTAGAATATCTAGTAGATTTGGATTAATTTGGACCAACGGTGTGAATAGCTCTAAGGTTCTCTGGATAGCTACTGGTTCTTGACTACGTTGCGTCCTAGCTAGAGGGGCCGTATATTCAATTTCTAATCCGCCAGACTCAACTATATCTGCTAGTTGGTCATCGAGCTGTGGGAGTAATCCTTCTCGTTGGGCGATACCATATACCCGAATAATTAGGGGGCTTAAGTATTCGCTCTGAATACGTCCGATCTGCGGACCAATCAGTCTTAACTTCTCTTCTTGACGCTGTAGTACCTCTGTAGCTGTCATATTCTTACGGGTATCGTTTAAAAGAGGATCGATAAAATATGCGTCTCGGATAGCCTTACGTTTCTGCTCCTCAGCATTCTCACCTGCTCGTGGATCCGCCCCCGAATTAAAAGGTTGCATACGAGGCCTCAGAGTTACGGGATCTATCGCGCCGAAATTTACTCCGCCTGGACGGGTTTGGAGAGGTAGCATTACACCATCATCGGCCATCATAATAGGAGGATTAACAGATAGTTCGTAAGCCTTGATAGTTGTTTCAGCTATTTTATTAACCATCCGAATATCTGGTAACGCGTTCCATGCCGGAGATTGTCCATAGGTCTCACCGACCAATTTATTCCACCGAGGTACTAAATAAGGCATCTCATGATAACCTCTCTTTTCGACTAAGTGACGACTATCGCGTTCTAAATAGATAGAAGCGAATGGTAACTTGGTTACCTTCATGCTACCTGGTTCGAAATCTTCGTTAGGTTTTACGCAGTGGATAAATGTGAATTTCTTATCTGGTTCTTCTAGTAGACTCTTCTGGATTTCCAAGCTAAGACTATTCTTTCCCCAGAACTGCGCTGCCTGTCGAGCAGTAAATTCGAATTCCCTAAATACGGTATCGATATGTCCGGTCATGTCTTCGGCAATATATATCTCGGAAAGATGTATTGCCTTAAACCTCATCCCCCTATCTTTTACCCAATCGACGTACATACACGCTGTACCATAAGCCAGTAGATCTAAGAATAGTTCATGGTTTTGGGATTGGAAATTGGTATCGGGATTATTAAAAATCTCAAATAGAATATTCGACGCAGTATCTAAGTATTGTTTAACTTCATGTACAGCATTGATATTAGTATTAGCACTAATTAGCGAAAACCATTTTACAGATGGGTTCGTAAGCCCGCCGTGCAAAGTTGACGCTAAGAAATTGTTAGCCTGGATGGCTGTCGAATCGAATAGACGACGTTGGCGTGTCGTGCCAGGTGACCTCTTCGTTATAAAGTCCCCCCGATTCGGTAATACAAATTCTGCTATTTCATCCCATTTATTATTGTAAGGTAGTTTTTGGGATTTTAGTTCATCGAATCTCCTAAAGAGCTTCTGAACCATTTCCATGTTTTGTTTAGCCATATTAACTTCCTAATAACGATGGTCTACCTAGGAGTGTTTGATCATCTGTGAGTAATGCTTGTGCAGGTACCCCAGTCGCTGCCGGTGCTCCTCCCTGTCCACTACCTGGAACTGACCTCCGTTTTCCTGCAGACCCGCCAGTAGATCTTGATTCTTCATCTGTAAGACTATCTCCAGAACCTGAGTCACCTTCTCCAACAACGTTACCTGCTGAATCTACTTCCTTCGGTAAATCTACACCCGGTAGAAATTGTTGGATCGCATCAGTATTACCGTCTCTCCTGAAAATGAAATCAAATGCTGCTCCTTGGGCTGGTATCCTGTCTCCCCTTTGACCTGTAAGCTGTAAGAAAGATTCATTCGGGTCTTCAAACCTACGTACATTATGGGACTGAGGATCGAATTTAGCTCCGTATGGCTGATTACCTGGTAATACGTCTGCAGCAGTACCATTTTCTATAGTATTACCTTCCGCATCTAAGACCTGAGGTAATTTAAGGCCCGGTAGCTCCTGTGCAACTCTTGCAATACCGCCTTGTCTAAATAATAGATCTACTGCGAATCCAGTTAGTGGTGGTCTACCGCCTCGTTGGAATATCTTGAATACCCCCGCCGGATCGTGACTGGGAAAC